CCTCTCCATTCATCGGGCAGAGGCGCTCGAGGCCAAGCGAACTGTATATCGTCACCGCCTGCTATCCAAATCATGCAATAAATCACAGGATCTAAACTAGCATCGGACGACGCTATTTTTGACTCTACTCTCAACCTAAATCTAGGTGAAGGATCTTCGGTCCAGTAGGACCTAGACAACCACGGTAAGGTAAACGAATCCATCGTATCTCCTTTCACATTGATAATCTTTGACAATCCGTTGGAGTAGTCCGTAGGGTACTGACCTGGGTATTCACTCTCATTAATATAAGCCACCGAAAAACGTGCGCTTATAAATGCAGACGTGAAAAACATCAGCTGTACCTTAATCGAACCGCGCCAAAGGGCCGACGAAAGGTATGAATAGTCCAGGGGTATTTTGTAAGTCGTTGCCGTAGAGTGGCTTTGTATAGGCTGTACTATAACCGAATCTCCTTCTGCATCAAATACTGCAACTGGCATCCGCAAGCCAGGAATACGAGCATACTCTGACACCGTCCAATTCTTTGTCATAGGCATGCGCCCCGCTCCGGGGTCAACATACTTACCTTTATACATTCCTACCGATACGTTAGTATCCGGTATGTCCGCATTAAACAAATCCGTAGACGGCTCGATGTTCATGTTTTCCTGACACACGATTCTGTCCGGTTTGTCAAAGAGGAAGCCTAGTAGTGAACCTACAGGGCCCCAATTCTCCGTAACAAAACTGGCCAAACTAGAAACGCTAGTCACAGCATCTCCAAGGGTTACTGAAGAAATAGCTTCAATCGCTGAGTCGACGGTCGAGGTGGCACCCACGGTGCTCGCCCCCGATATATCATCGGCCGGGTGACTGTCTCTCTTCTTCTTCGGGTACTTAACCTTGGGTACGGTCATACTTTGCAGTTCCGGTAAAACTGCGGGTTCCTTAGGATAAGATAACTTAATGTCGGTAAATCTCGCCCACACCTGCACGGAAATAGTATCCGGCATCGTGTCCTTTGCTGTTTTCAAAGGAGCCACGATGTCTATCACTAAATTCGTAGGGTAGTCGTCGACGTCCGCGCCATCGGTCTTCTTCCAAGCAAAGGGCCATGTATAAGCCCACTCTTTAATCACTGCCTGATCTGAACTGGCAGTCAATATAGTGGGATCCAACACGGCTCGCTCGTCTACTCTCTCGCCCGTAGCATTAGTAGGATACAAAGTAACCATAAGTGCTCCATAGTAAAACTGGTTAGTCACCATTCTTACTGTTAATTCTATTCCTGTACGGTAGAAGTGGAACTGAGACAACACACGTGCATTACGCACATATTCTCTCAGGAGTTTATCCACATCTCCCCTAAATAACTCACCGGCCGGGTCCGTTGTCGCCCAGTCTAGTGTGAGTAGTTTAGTCTCTCTCTCTAATAATCTCGTGTCGTCAAACTCTCCGACACCATGCGCTATAGAAGCGTATCCTGTAGTAGCCTGCTGTCCAGTTTCTCCCACTTCGCCAAAACTCATCGTTGGAGTCATAAACAAAGTGGTCTCCGCCGGCTTAGTAAGCTCCTGAGGATGATCCGCCTGTATAGTATTAATTGCTGTTGTTTCTGTGTTCGCTATCTCTAAAACAAGTGAATGACTGAGATAAGAGCCATCCACCCTCGGAACTCGACAATCCATGCTCTGCAGCACGACCTCGTCTTCAGCATCCGAACGCTGTCCCTTTTCTGTTGCCAGGTAGGTAGTCCCCGCTGTCTTCCAGCTCGCACTCTTCATATCGGGAAGAGCCACGTCTTGTTCTACTCCACAAGCGGAGTGCCTTTTTACATCTTGCCGGGGATGGTCCAATAAATAACCTCCATAATCAATTCGACGAAGTTCTCGCATAGCCTGCCAATCAGGCAACGTGCGTACTCCGAAAAATTCTGCTTCTACGTGGCACCACGCGAGGCATTTATTGTACATTTGTTCTCCGTAGTGCCAACATTCAAGCAGGACGCTATTCATCACTGAATAAGCCTTCTCCTGCGTGAATTCTCCTTCGGTCCATTTCACCATATTAGCCATCGAGGCCTCTGATAGTGGTGCCATGATGCCTGCATGCCCTTTGACAAACTTCCTTTTAAGGTATTCAACCTTATCCCACGAGGTCGTGGTCTGTAAAGTTTTATCTGGGGCCGTATACACCATTCTCCAAAACTTCCAAAATATTTCTGATAATCGCTTAACATTATATTCGGGATATTCGGGATCTACACCACCAACAGAGTCATCTCCGGTAAAGCTCATCTGGACCTTACTCCAATCTCCTTTCGGGTATAAATATTTGAATGCCAAATAATGTACTCGCCAGTTGCCAAAGGTATTCAGGAGACTAGTCAGGTACATACCTGAACTAGTCCCCCAAAACCTCTGATAAACTACCTTTCCTATTACGTGCCATCCCCACATACAACCTTCCAGGAGTATGCGAATCGCCGGGTCATTATAACCCACCGACTCACACAACCTAATAAAGTCCTCTTCCCTATCGGAATGAGAACTTATGTCATACTGTCCAAAATCTCCACAAATGGGGAACCCGTTCCGCGCGCGCAAGCGCGCTGCCAGGTAAGCCCAATCGTTCGAATGGACATTAAGTCCTAATCCGTTGGGACTGTTTACGGGGTCTTTAGTCAACTCCGCGTACAGGTTCGCGAATATGATTCTATGAATTACAAATGATGCAAGATCTCCAGAATCAAAGAGTCTTGTCTTCTTGGCTTTCACCTTCTCTGCAGAGCGAATCTCGTCTTTCAACGTCGATTCAAACACCACAGGGCGGCAAATGCCCTTATCCAGTTCCGCGAGTCTCCGTTCTATATCTCGCTCGAAAACCGGATGAATTCTTGGTCTTCCTTGATCATCAAAGAACAATTGTCGTCTCGTTAAGTTCAGTCTCTTGTAATAATATCCTGCTGACGTGTTAAAGTCAATAGAAGCAATACGCCCATCCAGGGTTCCGTAAATAGCTTCTGACACAGTACATCGCTTAACTTGAC